TTGTGATTAAAAATAAATATCCTGCTCCTCAAAGCCAGGACTTTCCAAATCCACTAATTCCCAGTCCTTAAACTTTAGCAGATTTATACCAAAACGACATTTGACCGGATCATATTGATGTCGCTCTCTTATCTTTTCCCAAGTTGGTATACAGTCAAATAAAGTATCCACATTAATTTGAAACTTACGCACAAACTTTTGTATTCGCTTTCTACCTTCCAAATCATTCATCATTTCTTTAACATGCTCTCGATAATCCTTTATTTCATTCGCCTTGCATATTCTATCTAAAAAATTATTTATTAAATTAAAATGAACCGCATTTGTAGCAGTGGTATCCCACAAATGTCCTATTCCCGATAGTACATAATCAAGTGGTAATTGGTTAGTACTACAAAATAGATGTAATGCTGCCTCCGTAATTCGCTTATACGGAAGAACTGGGGGTTCCCCTCGACGAGGATTGGTATTGGCAATAAAATGCCTTTTCAAAAATTTTGGTCCTACATATTTTAAATCACCAGTTAGCTCATTCGGGATCGACAAAAATCTATCATACTCCTTACCATCTCTAAGAATTGCTCTACAACAATTTTTTAGAAATTCTGTCCAACCAGCAACATTTATTACTCCCCTCAATTTTATCGGACAACACCATATATGATCATCGCCATAAACAACAATCAATATAAATCCCAAATCGCAATATTTATCTATTATTCTTGCCAAATTAGGATGACGATCTTTCACACTCTCTATATATAGCCACCAAAACAAAGCTAATATCCAACTATCTCCGTGAGATGTAAACAAATCACCTGAAGGCATAACTCCTCGCATAAACCTCCATAAGTTATCCAAATGTAGTACTACCTTATTAGATAAATGATAGGCCAAATCTTTCAATAATCGCTCAAAAACCATTCTCTTAATCTCTGGAAATTTCTCATAATTGTAGTACCTCTTACAAGATAGTACATATAATGACAAAAACCTATCAATTATTGATTTATCAAACTTATCAATATCCCCACTACCCCAAAACATTCCTTTCATATCATAATTCATCTTCTTTGCTAGTTCATACATTGCACCATGAAACGGATTAAACCCTATATAAATATTCTCACCTGTCTCTATCTTCATTCGAGCAGAAAAAATCTGAGCTAAAATCATCTCAAGAATAGAAGGAATAAAAAACTCTCTAGCACCTTCTTGCGCTTTAACTAGATCCAAAC